CAAGTCAGTTTCAGATGTCGGCCTTGGTGCCACCTCGATGACGCTGTCAGGCGCCGGGGTCATTTCCCTGGGCGACATCCTAAACGAGCCTTCTCTAGCTATGAATACGATCATGATGAACGCTAAGAGCAACGCTGTTCCCATGGCAATAGGTGCGATCACCTTCAATGCAGGAGCCAAGATCTTCAGGAAGACCATGGCAAAACCATTCAGAGAGGCGAACAAATTAATTCGACCTTTGGGATTAGGAGTACGGTTGTGAAATTATGGCGACCAACACTTGCAACGGGATCCTAGTCTGTAATGACGGAACCAATATTCCCCTAAAAACGGAAATCGCAGAATCCACTGAGGCCGAACTCAAAACTGATTCTGCGTATTCTGTGACGAGCATATCGGTAGGAGACTTCGCGCCTGGCAAGACAGTTACACGAGGTCTGGTTCAAGCGGATAATGGAATCTCCTACGCCTATATTCTTCGACAGGGCCTCGTGGCTGCAATCATCTCTGTCGGCTTGAAGGGGATCTGTAACGATACTCCCGCATTGAACGCCCCCTTCACTCTTCAAGCAGGAGATAAGGTTCAGGTGCTCACCGAGACGGCGAGTGCCAGAGACGCTGCACTATGCGTCTACACCAACAGAGGAACTTCGAGGATCTTCAAAGGCACTCCGGCCTCTGGCACAACGACGGAACTCGTGGATCTGAAAACGGGCAATTCCATAGGATCGACACTACAAAACGAAGTGTGCACCTCCGCCTTCTTCACCAGCCTAGATGGAGCCAAGATAGAGTCCCCTGGCGTCGTTATCGTGGATGCACTCGGAAACGTCGTAGGCTCGGTTGCTACTACAGACCCCGCCAAGTATCAAGCGCAGATGGTCCCGGTCTCGGCTCCGATTAACTTGAACTTCGTCGCCCAGGTATTGACTAACGCTTAGAGGTGCAGGGCTCATGGCAAGACTCACGAAGGCGGCAGGACGCCGACGACTCGGCGAGATCGAGGCGAAATCAAAGAAACTCTTTCTTCGAGGATTCATATCGACCAAGGATCTCGATACCATAGAGCGGATATGCAAGTCTCGAACGAAGCAATTGAAGTGATAGGATGCCGCTTCCAGATGCCCCAGGGGTCTCCCCGCGCGTGTATAAGCTGCTAAAGAACATCACACTAGAGACTCTAGCTGCAGATGACGACGAGATGAGCGGGGTCGGGAACCCGATCAGTATCGAGATGCTCAATGAAGACGAGCTCCGCCGCTTAATTTTGGTTCAACTGGCACGTCTCAGCGTCAAATCTGAGTGGAACGGACTCCTCGGGTGATCTCATGCCACTACCAGACGCAGATAAGAAGTCGCCCAGGGTCTACACGAACCTTCAGAACCTCGATCTAGACAATGTAACGTTCGCTAATATCCAGTCAACTGGCAATCCCATAGCTGTAGAGGAGATGAACGAGGACGAGATGAGACGTCTTGTCCTGGTTAACCTGGCACGCCTGGTTACTGCAGGTGAATGGACGGGGCTGCTAGAGGCTGGTGGCGGGGGATCCGGCTACGGGATCCTGGCACCTATTACCGAAGTCGGTGCCTACGATGGCTTTGAGATTTCAACTATGGCTCCTTGGGGAGTTACAGATACCGGGAACTCTGGTCTTGCTGCATCGAGTTATCCCCAGGGTTATCCCTTCATATCTCCAAAGAGTGGTGCATTGTCTGCAATAGAAATTTACGTGGGCACTGCAGCAGCCTCGAGCACCCTCAAGGTTGCGATTTACTCCCAGGACGAAGATACACATATGCCTTCGACAATGCTCGGTTATGTCGAATTCGATACGACCAGTACGGGCGCGGTTGAACAAAGCAGTTTTTCCTCGACTGTCACCCTGGTCGAAGGCACGCAGTATTGGGCGGTCCAAGCTCGAGGAGAAACCGCCTATGCCACAATGTACGGTACTACCGAAGATGCTCGCGGCGGCCTCGGACCATCGAACGCCATTACGAACATGAACAATCAAGCTAGCTTCGTCGGAAATTGGGTCACTGGAGATCCTGCAGATGATGTCGGTACACTCAATCAGTATGTGTCAGGAGCTACAATGAGATTCGTTTTGAAGTGGTGAGTATGGATAGAAGTTACACTCGTTATCATGGAACTGACATCATCGAGGAGGGTGAGCGTGATGTCACATGGGAACAGGTGAGACGGTTGCGCAATCAAGCTCTGGCCGATTCGGACTGGCGCGCTGTCAAGGATCGCACCATGTCGCAAGCCTGGAAAGATTACCGCCAGGCTCTTCGAGATCTCCCCCAGAACCACGAGGAGTCCAACGACGCCTACGACGCCTTCCCAGAACCACCGGAGTGATCCGATGAGCAAGCGCCCTCCTGACCAGGTTGTAGAATTTCGAATTTCTCTCCAGGATCGGGAGAAAGAAATGTTCGACTCCCTGGTCGGCGCGTACCAGATCGACAAGTTCTCTGAAGCCGTTGACCAGGCTCTTTCATTTCAGAACGTCTACCTCGGCATCACGCTGATCGAGATAGCCACCGGCAAAGAGATCCTCTTCGGTACTCCCAACGATCTCAACGACCTCATCGCCGACGTTCGCACCTGGTGGGCGGCGAACAAAGATGAGTTCGGCCCTGGTCTTTGGAACTTCTTCAAGGGACTCTTCGAGCGTGCTCCACTGACAGCTGCCCAGGAAGCAGCCATCCAGGAGACAGCATCACTCTACCAGCAACAAGCCGGCGTAGATCCGTCCACTGGCCAGGCATACACGAGTGTGGCGCAACTTTGGGCGACTGCATTCGGTGTCAATCTACCCTGATTCAAAGAATCGGGAAAAGATGCCTCTACCCCTAGGGTGGAGAGGCAAACAGAACACACCGTGGATCCAAAATTGCACACATTCGCACTATTTCTCCACAATTCAAACAAATCGCCTCCTCAACATCTACAGCGCCCATCACCAAGTCCGGATTGAGATTGTCCATAATCTCTCCCCAATCTACGAAGCGGATCAGAGTGTCCACGCTGGCATCCTCCAGGAACAGATCCCAACCGTACCAACAGTCCGCCTCGAGGGGGATCTCATCGTACCAATCTTCACTCGCCATCATCATCACCTCGCATGTCGTGAGCAAGGATGATTTCGACTAATTCCTGTTTCGTCAATGAATTGAGAACCCTGCGCCAATCAATCGTTTCTCTCCAAGTCATTTCAGTCATTCAATTCCCCTCTGTTGATTGCGGATTCTACGGTTGTTCCTGGTGCGGCACTCGCCGATGAGAGCCTGGTCAGAGGTGTGGTTAGGTCGATGCAGCAGTATCCAGCCACGAGGCCGTCCTCGACCAGTCCAGTGCCGTTCTAACTGTGCGCGGACCTTCTTGCCACACTTGCGGCACTTGCGCTGTAGATGCGCTGTAGAGGGCCGGCACTGCCACACCCACCACTGGAGGCAGTTAGGGCACTGGTAGAGTCCCTTCTTCATTCTACCAGACCCTCGTTCTCTTCCTCGAACATCTCTGGATTCTTTTCTCTCCACATCTGCACCCAGCAGTAGTAGATCTTAGCGACGAACTCGTTCATGCGCTGGGCATCGAGATTCTTGAAGTTCTCATTGGGTCCTCGCCCGTTGTCCATCCAGTAGTCGTTCAGGATGGCCTTCTGCAGAATGTGCCAGCCCACTCCAGGGTTCGTATGCTTGTGCATCTCTCCCATCCGTAGATCCCACTCACTGAGGAGGCCCACGGCGTACTCGTCCCAATCCTCTGGTGTCCTGGTCATTCTTCCACCTCTTCCGCTTCAGCAACCATCTTCCAGAGTTGTTCCTTATCCAGTTCCAGGAGGCGTACTTCTTTCTGTAGGCGCTTAAGTTCTGCTTCCCATACGCGGGAGAAGAGGATACAACGGCTCACGTTGTACGATCTACCGCTCGTTCGGCTGTGTGTAGGCCACTGGGTATAGATGGCGTAGGCTTCTGGTGACAGGCTGACTGTTACGACAGGCATGATGCAAATCCAGCACCCATAGTTAATA